TACCACTAGCTCTCTTCATTGGCTTTAAAATATTTGGAGTTATTTAAATGGCAACAGCTAAAAAGAAATCAACAGTCAACGAGGCAGGGAACTACACTAAGCCCTCACTGCGTAAACGACTGTTCAACAGCATCACAGCAGGTGCAAAGGGCGGTAAAGCAGGACAATGGTCAGCTAGGAAAGCTCAGATGTTGGCTAAGGCATATAAGGCTGAAGGTGGAGGGTACAAATGAAAGGCGTAAACCATTACAAGAAAGACGGAACACTGCACACAGGCGGCACTCATAAGATGCCTGATGGTTCGATACATTCTGGAAAGACTCACGGCAAAACAAGTGTAAAACTATTTCATTTGAAAGAGCTGTCTGACACCTCTAAGAAAAAAGCAAGGCAGAAAAAATAATGGCACTTGCAAAATCACAGAAGTCTTTAAAGAAGTGGACTAAGGAAGAGTGGGGTACTAAGTCAGGTAAGCCTAGTGCTAAAACTGGTGAGCGTTACTTGCCTAAGAAGGCTATCAAAGCTTTGACACCTGTCCAGTATGCGGCAACTACCGCCAAGAAAAAGAAAGACACAAAAGCAGGCAAACAACACAGCGCGCAGCCTAAGAGCGTTGCAAAGAAAACAAGGAGCTATAGAGCATGAAGGATACTAAGCTAACCAACGCGGGAGTAAGCAGCTATAACAAACCGAAGCGCACACCAAGCCATAAGACGAAAAGCCATGTGGTTGTGGCGAAAGTCGGAGACAAGACTAAGACGATCCGCTTTGGAGAACAAGGAGCTAGTACCGCAGGCAAACCCAAAGCCGGTGAGTCAGAAGCAATGAAGAAGAAACGCGCAAGCTTTAAAGCCCGCCATGCTAAGAACATAGCTAAAGGTAAAATGTCTGCGGCTTACTGGGCCGATAAAGCTAAGTGGTAAAGCAGCTTGTATTCGCGTTGATTGTTTCTGTGAATGGAGAGGTTGACGCAAAAGCTAAAAGCTATTGGGAAAGCTTAGATAGGTGCAGATGGTTTGCAGAAGAGCTTACCATCCAAGGTACTCGTAGAAAGTACCACACACCTGTCCTTGCCTATTGTGTTCCTGAGTATGTTAACCCAGAGACAACACTCATACATACTTAATACATTTTACACCGGATGGTTCAGCGCATTAAGCTCACGCTCTAAAAAGCCATGCAGTTCTTCTAGTTTTGGTTTCGTAAGATGTACAATGTTTCTTATAATTTCCAATTCCTCTCCTTTAAAAGCTAGATGTAGATCCTTGTCGGCAATGCCGGACATCTCTGTCACGACATGGCCTTTCTGATTCACGAGAATGCTGAACCCCAAGATGTTGGCTTCGCGCTTAGACGATTTCACAGGCGCCGCCAGTACATGCTAACTCTTGAGAGCCAGTAGTGTTGTCTTCTTTCTCGTGGTTTTCTAAGTCTGCCCAATCCACACCCTTCGGCATAGCAGCTACAAGCTCTTTGTATTTCTCAGCAGTGATCTCTTCGTATGGAGCCTGTTGATAGATATGATCAGTAACAGGCAACAAGCTAATGCCCGAACAGATATCAAAGTTCTCCCAGATCCACTGTGCTACTTGCAGGAACTCATTCTCAGTGTAGTACACCGTGATGCTTGGCTTATGTTCGCACCAGTGGTTCTGAAAAGCCTTCCAAAGTTCTAACTGCTGCATCGCCCCTACTTCCTTAACAGTCACAGAAGTCTTCGGAGCCTTCACAGGGAAGCTAAAGACTGAAGAGCTTAGAGACGTAACATCTGGCTCTACTGGGAATCCGTTTCCTTCCATGAAGACTGCAAGCGGATCTTTGTTGTCTGAACGTACACGGCGAATGTAATACTCAGAGAAGCGAGGATGGATGCCACTAGCACTATCAACAAGCTGAGACACAGTGCCAGATGGCTTAACAGCCGTAATAGCAGTAGACTGATTAATGCCAAGCTGTTCAGCCCATTCTTTATTAGTCTCGATAGCAACATTCCGTACTTCCTCTAGCCACACAGCTAACATTGGCGACTTACCACTGCCACTCAATACTTTGTGATCCATAATGCCTGTCATGCTCACGCCTAACAAAGCCTCTTCTGCAGTATTCTTCTTCCAACAAGCTCGCAAGTATCTAAAGTCTGTCAGCGTTGCCTGAAGTGTGCCGATGATAGCGGCGATGCGCGACTTCTCTTTCAAAGATTCTAAGGTGTCGTCTGAACGCACAACAATCTCACTGAGGTTGCAAAACTGGTTACTGCGTAAAATTATTTCGCTGCAAGGATTAGTTCCAAACTCATAGGTGTTGTCTCTGCGACCATTACGCCCTGCAATCTTCTGAGCTGCTACGCGGCTGAAGATACCACGCTCGCCTGCTTTGGATTCATACAGTGTTTGCATCTCTGACAAAAAAGCTTCAAAGTCTGGCTTCTCTGTATACGCTACGCTGTTGTTAGCCAACGCCCTGTGGCCTTCAGTTCTCCACCAGTCACCTGACTTAGCTTTAGCCATGCGCTGGTCTGAAAGGTTCGACAGGCTGATCAAGGCTGAACGCCTAACGCCGCCTACAACAACGATGTCTGCAATCTTACAGACGATGTCGTGGCACTCAATGCTTGTAAGCTTACGGCCTTTAGACTTCTGGAAGATCTCAATGCAGAAGTTGAACAAGTCGATCAAAGGCTCTGGGCCTGATGCACGACCACCAAAGGTTTTAAGCCTAGCGCCTGCTAAGCGCACACGGCTCATATCCCACTGCGGAATCTTACCGGCGTACAGCATCGCAATCAGTTCACGAAACGCAGAAGCCCAGCCTATCTTACTGTCGCTTACAACAATAACGCTCTCTGTCTTGTGGAAGCTCTCAGCAACTTCGGGAAGCTTGTTAATGTAGTTGCGCTCTACGCTGAAGCCTACACCTGTGCCACACATCAACACGTACATCAGCTCGTCAAAGCTACGCGGTGAGTCTATGTGCAAGTAACTGCAATTGTATCCAGCTACATTGTCTTTATCTAAAGCTTCGCCTGCTGTCATCATGCAACGCATTGAAGGCATAACTTCTAGGTTGTGGATGGCGTTGAACAACTGTAAGGCCACCTTTTCATTTATTTGGCCCCGGTCTTTCCAGAAGTCTACGTAGCGATTGACTGTCTCGTCCCATGTCTCACGCCGTGAAGCCTCTGGAATCCACCGTGCATATCTACTTTTATGTATAAATTGTTGATACTGATCCATTATTCCATATCCTCTGGGTTAAATTCAAAATACTCATCAAAGCCCTGCATGATGTACTGCTCTATACAGGACTTAATTGTTTCTTCAATAGGTGTGTCTGTGTGCTTGTGCGCCCTAGTATACCCTGCATCTATACCTGACTCAACTATTCGTTCTATAAGTGGGTACATTTTAAGTTTCATTACGATACTCTAGTTCATCTTGCATTACTTTGTATAGGGCTGGACGCATGGTTGCCTTCTGAGTGTCAAGACAGGCTTGTAAATGCCCTGTGTCCATATCAGCAATTGCAACATACTTCAAAGTCTGATCACCCTGCTTACCATAAGTGCCCCATTTGACTGCTACTCTTATCATTTCATGGTTATCGTCTGACCAAACAGTTAGCAGCTTTTCATCACCGTTGACAGACCTCCGTACATAATCCCAACCACCATCTAACATATACTCTTTACCGTTAGCGTCTGTATGCGTCACGTAGTCGTGTCGATGAGCTGAGTGCAACACTGTACCATCAGGTGTTCGCATCTTGTTACTCAGTATTTCTCGCATTACCCTTCTGCCTCAAAGATTTCTTCTTGTAAGAGCTTAGCTAAATACCACTGAGCCTTCTGAAGGTCTTCAACAGGTTTGCCTTTGTAGCTATAACGCCATAAGTACTTCATGCAGTTGCCCTTGAGGTAGCCCCTGAAAGCTTCAGGAGTCATCGACTCTTCGATGGCTTCAATACACTCTACGTTGCCTGTGTTGTAGTGGTCAGGGTTGTTAACTACGTCTTCTTCATCATCAAAGATGTACGCCTCAAGCTCTTCCCTAGCAATTATTTCCTCCAGCGACTCGTCTACCCACTTAACCTCATACTCTATGCGTTCTTTGTCCGCTAAGTCTAGGTATACCTTCATTAAGGACTCATCTATCTGGGGCTTACGTTCTACCGGGGGATGCTGCCTTCGTAATCTATTCCAGTCTGCTGGTGTTGCGTTATTAATACTCATAGTCCAATCCTCTGTCTTGAAGTTGTCGAGAGCGTTTAAAAGGCTCTGCGTTAGCATGTTTTGATAGTACTGCTTCAGACCGTTTAAGCTTCTTCTTCTTTTTGCGTAAGTACCTGTCTCTTCTTTCATCTTTTCCATACTCTATCTCAGTCATCGAAAGTTTCTCGCTTGTCTGTGTTAATCCAACTGTCCGGTATACTATCTTCGCTATACCATCTAAATCCTTTGGAGCTTGCCCACTCTCCGTGAGATCTTTTCGTTCCGTCTTTGCGCCTAGTAGCTTGGGGCATCGGTGCGCTGGGGTTAGCAAACAAGAACACTAGCTCAACATCATCCGGCAACACCTTGCTTATCCAAACGTACTTGCTGTATTCCGCAAAGTCCCAGAACCTTCCCTTGGCTTCGAGTAGTATCTTCTTCCCGTCAACCTCTCTTACAAAGTCTGGCTCGTACTTGTGGTCAACTGTGTAAGAAACCTTATCAACATGAAAGCTCCATGAATCTAGAATGCCTGAGTGTAATTCGTATTCCCAGTTAGAGTCGTAACCTTTAACTATGTCTTTCTCTACTGGCCGCTTGACTCTTGCTTTGCGGTAGCCCCGCTTTACCTTTTTCAATGTAGTGTCTCCTCTCTTCGCTCTAGTTCTGCTGTGATGACTAGCTTTAAGTCCCTTAGAAACTCAGCGTCAATATCAGTAATAGATGAATTAGAATTATAAAGGAAGCTACCTACTGCAATGATCATCTGTTCTAGTGAGAGCTGACTGGACGTTGGTTGACTTTCCATGTGACCATCTCCAAGTTAATGTCCTCTACTGCAAGGCGCGGGTAGATTAGCAGCAGTTGGTTTATTTTTTTCTTCAACCACTTCGGGTGATAGGCATTCAAGTACACTGTTCGCTGAGCCATGTAGTGAGTCTGCTCAGGCATCTTAGACTTGTAGTTGCCTATGTTTATCTTCGCTGCCTCTTCATCGCTTAGAAGCCCTTTAAGCCACACTACAAGGAGGCTCTCTGCGTGTCGCGCTATGCGTTTGCTGCGTCTTCTGTTCATAGAAATTCTTCCACTTTAGGTTCTGCTACTACTTCGGTTAAGTGTGTGTAGCCGTTTGAATATTTAAATGTTCTCAAGCCCTGCCCACCATTAGAGTCTTTGAAGCATTCGTACTTGTACTTGCACCAGCTACAGCCCTTGGCTAACTTCATGTTGCCTTTCTTCCCATCTGGTACTGGAGCATAACAAATTGCAGGAGGAACATCAAGCTCTAGCGCAGGAAGCAGTTGACTAATAGACGCTTTAATGTTGGGCTTGTCCAGATCGTCAGGGACATACATGCACAGCTCGCCACTCTCTTTGTTCAACACCAAGAACCCTCCGGCCTCTGTGCCTTCTGCTGCTTCGTAGCCTGCAAGCTGACCCAAGTAACCAAACGGATCGTCCTGTGCTAAGCGCCCTTCTTTAAACTTGTTGAATGCAAAACGTGACGCGGTCTTAACATCAACCACCTCGCCGTTTATCTTGCAATCCATGTGACCCACGATGCCGTCAACTGTAACTTCTTTCTGCTCATCGGTGACAGGGTAGCCTGCCATGCGTACTAACATCAACACAATCTCTTCAAGCAAGTGGCCGTACA